CTCGTCGCCCCATTTTCTCCAGGAGTGCGTCGGCTCGCTCGGCGGCGGAAGCCTCGCTGGCGCGGCGGGTCTCTTCGTGACGGTAGCGGCGCTTGCTCTCCTGGCACCCGTGATGAGGATGCTTGGCGAGATGGACTGGGCCACGGCGGGCAAGGGTATTGCTATCATGGCCCTGGGGTTGGCCGCTCTTGTGGCTGTCGGATATGTTGCCGAGTTCGCCGCAGTCGGTCTACTCGCATTGGGCGGCGCCATCCTGATGATCGGTATGGGTGTCGGTCTGGCGACCGATGGTATCGCCAAGTTGGTTGATGCCATCGCGAACCTGTCGACCTCGGGTGCCGACGGTGTCCAGACATTCCTCTCGGCCGTCGACGGCTTCATCGAGAGAATGCCTGCGATGGGTACGGCGCTCGGTGAGGGCTTCATCAACTTCATGCAGGTCCTCATCGACAATTCGGGCACTATCGTCGAGTATCTCAAGCTTATCCTGACGTCTGGCGCTCAGGCTATGATTGAGTCTATCCCGACGTTCGTTCAGCTCATGACCACGATCCTCCTGGCGATCATCCAGGTCATATACGACAACGCCCAGGCTCTGATCGACTGCGCCATATTCTTGATCCTGACTCTGTCGCAGGCTCTCATCGATAACATGCCGCAGTTGGTCCAGAGAGGCTCGGATGTCCTCATATCCTTCTTGGATGGGCTGAGTCAGAAGATTCCTGAGATTGGGCAGAAGGCTACAGACTGCATCGTGGCGTTCATAACCAGTCTCGGCGACGAGATGCCACGAATCACTGACGCAGCGGCCAAGACCGTCATCAAGTTCATCAACGGGCTTGCTGACGCAATCGAGAACAACTCCGAAGCGATGGCTCAGGCGGGTGTTCGTCTCATCAGTGCCATCACTAGGGGCATCGGCACCGGCATCAAGACTCTCGTATCTACGGGGGTCGCGCAGATGAAGAACGCTGGTATTCAACTGGTCAACGGCCTCAAGAATGCGATCACCGAAAAACTCTCCTCCATCGCCAGTGCGGTCACGAGCATGGGTAGCACCGTTGTTTCGAAGGTCAAAGCGGCGTTCGGCATTCATTCTCCTTCGAGGGTGATGTACGAGATCGGTGATTTCCTGATGCAGGGTCTTGCGAATGGTATCACCGACAACACCGAGCAGGGTATCGCAGCGGCCACCACCATGGCCACCGACACCGTCGACGCGTTGTCCAAGGGCTTCGGCAACTCGAAGGATATTTGGAACAACGCATTCGGAGAGAACGCTGACCCGACGATCAAACCGGTTCTGGACCTCTCGCAGGTCGAGGAGCAGGCAAGCCGTCTCGACGAGATCCTTCCTCAGGAGGAGATCGCCAGCACACTCACGTCGACGACAACCGCTCAGCTTGCCGGACGGGTAGTCACTAGCACTCCTGCGAAGTCGAATGACACCGCCCCCAGCGAGACGTACAACCAGGGCACAAGTCTCGTGTTCAACCAGTACAATAACTCGCCGAAGGCGCTGTCCGAGGCGGAGATCTACCGCCAGACTCGTAACCAGATCGAGCAGGTGAAGGGAGCCATGTACGAGCTATGATTGAGTCAATCGAGTTTCTTACGTACCGACAGCAACGCGTCGTTCTTCCTCTGAGGGATCCTTGGGGGATAGGTGTGGCTGTCAAATCCGTTGATGGCCTGTCGGCTACGAAGGCCTCGATCAACACGACTGAACTGGCTCTTACAGATGTGGCTATATTCAACGGCGCGAGGGCGGGAATGAGGAACCTCAAGATCAAACTCGCGCCGTTGCCCATGCCCGACATCGAGACCAGCAGGCAGCGTATATACTCCTGGTTCCAGATCAAGCAGCTCATGACTGTGTATATCAACACGGACAAGCGCAGGGTCAAGACCGAGGGGTACGTCGAGACGGTTGAGGCGGACATATTCTCGAAGGAACAGGAGATCAACATCTCCATCCTATGTCCAGATGCTTACTGGCATGACGCAGACACCAGCATCGACAAGAACCTTGAATGGTCCAGGGAGATCCCATCTTTCGAGTTCGACTTCATGGACCAGCCGTCTCCGTCGCTGGAGTTCAGCAAGGACCGCGGTTTATTGTCTGCCACAATCGACTACGAAGGCGATGTGGAGACCGGGTTCACCATGGTCTTCACGTTCCGCCCAGGGGCCAAGCTTCCGATCACGGTGACCGAGACATTCTCCGGAGACCAATTCAAACTCACCGGGGCATTTCTCGACAAGACCTACTACAAGGTCGATCCCATCGTGGGCGGCGATATCGTGACGGTCAATTCCAGGACAGGGCGCAAGTCCATCATCCGGAATCGGGGCGGGCGCAAGGACAAGTTCATAGCGGCACTAGATCGTAACTCTGATTGGCTCAAGCTGAGGCCCGGTGTCAACGAGTTCCAGATCGCTATGAACGATCCGAATCTCACGGACGTATATTTCTCTACTGACGTTCTCTTCCAGGGGGTGTGACATGTATCTTGCGGTTTTTGATGAATCCATGATCCTCCAGCATATCTGCGAGGACTACAAGTCCGTCATCTGGACCGAGAGGTTCCACGGCTTCGGCGATTTCAAGCTCACGGTTCCGGGGACCCTGGAGAACTTGCAGATCTATCAACTCGACTACTACCTGTACACCAAGGGTACGAACAAGCTCATGATCATTGAGCAGGTTGAGCTCAACACCGAGTACAGCAAGCAGTCGATGTTGACAGTCAGCGGGCGCAGTCTTGAGTCCATATTGGACAGACGCGTCATGCATCCCTATCCTATTTGGGAGGGAACCAGACTATGCATGCATGAGCGAACCAAAGGGAAGGTCAAAGATGTTATCAAGCATTACACCAACCTTCTGTTTAAGCAGAGAGATTCGCTAGACGCATCGCACGAGAGGCACGTCACGGGGTTTGGTTGGTACTCAGTCGATGAGTTGCCTTCCGGGATTCGTAAGGGGCGTCCTGTTTCTTCGATGGATATCGGAAACATCAGGGCGAACGCCAACGGTTCCGTACGGAACGTGTCGGCGAACGCCGGATACACTCATACGTCCTACGACGATACTGATCCATATATTATGGAGGGCTCCTGGTATAAACTGGTTCAGAATCTCACGGACTTGACTATGTCTGGATGGGCTATTGAGTTTGACGGGGAAGATCCGTATTACTGGTACGGGTATACCTACAACGGCGTGAACCGAACATTTAATCAGGGCGAACGCCCTCCTGTAGTGTTCTCCCCGAAGTACGATAACCTGTCCAAGGCCACCTATTTCAAGTCCAAGGTATCTACTCGGACCAAGATATTCTCGGGCGCTGTGAAATTTACTGTACCCTTGAGCTTGCAGCTCTCAAAAGAGTATCTCGATGATAACCGAGACTCCGCGATGCAAAACAATTCGGTTACCGTCGGTACCAAAGGACTCGGGCTTCGGGAGGGTTATTTTCAAAACCCATCGATCGAACACACAAATGGGTACATGACCTCGACTGGTAGTGGCACTAGCGGCGTGGCTTCGATTGATCCCGAATCCATCTATCGTCAGATTGCCGAGCAGTGTAATACTGAGCTGTGGCGTCACATGCCCATTGAGATGTTCTCGGGTGAGGCTGCCCAGCAGTCCATGTATACGTACAACGAGGACTTCTTCCTGGGTGATTTCGTACAGATCCAGAACGAGTTCGGGCAGCAGGACATCGCTCGGGTAACCGAGTACATCCGTACGTCCTCAGACTCGGAGGGGGACGTCTTCTACCCGACGTTCACGTCCTTGTCCGATATTCAGAAGTCGAAACCGGGGTTGAACATCACATGACAGAGAAATCAGGATTCTTCGTCTCCATCAATGGAGACCGGAAGTACTCCGCTGACGACTTCGGCCGCATGTTCGACGGAGTCATCTCGGACGGTATATTCCAGAACTGGGGTCGGGGCTACCAGGTGGCCAAGGGCTCTGGACGAGAGATCATCGTACAGTCCGGCCGCGCCTGGTTCAAGGGACATTGGATTGAGAACGACGCGAACAAGGTCTACGCACTCACCGAGGGCGCTACGGACGGCGATCGTTACGATGCCATAACCCTCAGGGTCGACAAGACGCCTAGCGTTCGCTCCGCTGGTACTCGTGTTATTCAGGGAACTTCTGGCGGCGGTGTCCCTCAGCCTACCCAGACGAATGATACCTTCGAGGTCATCATCGCCTATATTCGGGTCCCCAGGGGAGCCAAGACGAACACGGACTTCGAAGTCACGGACTGCCGCGGTAGGGTCGGCGCTCAGTATGCTCAGTGGGCTCAGAGTGTCATGCAGCCAAAGCAGATCGCTCTGAACAACAAGAACGATTTCCTCAACGCCTTCAACAACGACCCGAATCTCAAGCGAGTCATTACTCGCGGCAACAACCTAGGACGGGTCATGACGCCCGCCCAGAAGGCTGCCATTCGGAATGGGACGTTCGACGGCTTGTGGCTGGGCGACTACTGGCAGTACAACGATAATTCCTGCAAGTGGATCATTGTCGACTTCGACCGGTGGCTGGACTACCCGAATGGCGAGAATCAGCACCGAATCACGGTCATGAGCGACCGTAACCTCGGAATCGACAATATTGGAGAGTCTGGGTGGTGTGAATACGGCTGGAACGGCTCCAAGATGCGACGGGACTATTCCAATGGTATGGTGCGGTTCTCTACGCTAACGCAGGTCTTCGCTATGTCGGACTTCCGGACGTTCCCTGTTATGGAACCGCACGGTTACGAGAACACCGGAAACGCCTGGGAGCGAACAGAGAAGGACTGGACCTGGGAGTACCCGCAGCTCACCATTCCATCTGAGTTCGAGATGTTCGGTTCATATCTTGTGCACAACCGCATCAACGGCGACACTCACACTATCGGCCCGATCTCTCGTCAGTTCTCGTATTTCCGTGTTGGCAACCCGATTCCGACCCCGGGCGAGTCCTTCTGGCTCCGGGATCAGATCTCTAAGGACTACTTCGGCCTGTACTACGGAGACCAGCGTCGAGTCACTTGGGCCCAGTGGACCGAGAAGTACGGGGTGCGCCCAATCGTTTCTATCGGAGGCTAAATGTCTCATACTGTGGAGCTGTTGATCACCATATTCGGCTCCGTTCTCACCAGTACTGGTCTCTGGGCGTATCTCCAGAAACGTGCGGAAAGGCATGATGCCAAGACGCAGCTGATGCTGGGTCTAGCGCACAACCAGATCGTGGCTATGGGAACCGCATATCTGTCCCGTGGTTACATCACCATCGATGAGTTTGAGGACTTACAGAAGTATCTGTATCAGCCCTACCACACTTTCGGCGGAAACGGGACTGCCGAAAAGGTAATGGACGCCGTAAACCGGCTTCCGATCCATTTTCCTGACACCCGAAGAAAGGACAAGCGCTATGTCGCTGTCGAATCAGACCTACAACACTCTGAAGTGGATTGCTCAGATTCTGCTTCCTGCCCTAGCCACCCTGTATCTAGCCCTGGCGGGTTTGTGGGGTTTCCCTCACACTGAGGCGGTTGTGGGTACCATCACCGCTCTCGACACTTTCCTGGGCGCTCTGCTCGGTCTTGCGGCCAAGAACTACGAGCCCAAGGTTGACGGCGTGCTCCATGTGGACCACAAGAACCAGGAGGTCTACGCCGCTCTGGAGACCCCCGCTCAGGACATGACCAAGAAGGACACGGCCACTCTGAAGGTCTCCGAGGTCTGACGATCCGCGGGATCGACATGGTCTATAATGATACCCCTCATTTGAAAGGAATACCATGTCCGACAACAAGCCGAACACCAAGAAGGCCCTCGAAGAGGCTTACGCTTTCATCGACGGCATGGATCCCGACAGTGAAGCCTATCGCGAAGCTCTCCGCAGCATCAAGGAGCTTGAGCAGATTCAAGACGCAAAACACCGTCGTTTCTGCCCCAGCCCCGATGCTGTGGTGGGCGCCGCCGGCTCCATCCTCGGAATCCTCGCCATCGTGAAGGCTGAGCAGATCTTCCCCGTCGCCTCCAAGGCACTCGGATTCGTCGCCAAGATCCGCATCTGAGACACGAAAACCTAGGACCCCACAAGGGTTCTAGGTTTTTCGCAAAGCTTCTGTTTTTCGAAATCCAAAAATTCCCGGGTGGGAAAATCAGAACGCGGATTTTGCAAGGTATATAACGAGACCCCTCACGAAAGGAATGCATCATGTCCAACATCTTCATCGCATTTGGTTTCATCTCCTTCGTCATGTTTATCTACACCGTCTACTCCCAGGCGCAGCAGATCAAGGAGCTCAAGAAGACCGTCCGCCACCAGCGGCATCTCCTTAAGGCTACCTCGACTCCGTCCGCCCAGGAGACCGACAATGTAGAGAAGTATCTCGAAGAAGATTGGGCCGAGATCGAGAAGATCTTCCGACAGAACTCTACCAAGAAGTGACTCTCACGCCTAGAACCTTCACGGGTTCTAGGTTTCTCGCAGGATCAGCATGGCATATAATGAGACCCATAGACCGAAAGGATTGATCATGCTGATCTCCCGCCTTGTCGAGAACCTTGTTAAGTCTGTCATCTACTGCGTTGGCATTTACGCCATCGTCAAGTGGGTGCTTTCCCGTTACAAGATCTCGAAGCAGGATTTCACCACCCCTACCCACATCGACCACAATCTCTGACACACTCCTAGAACCTTCACGGGTTCTAGGTTTCTCGAAGAAAGGAACGCGCATGAACCCCGACGACATCGAGCTGGAATTCTCCGAGCCGGATCCCATCACCAATACACAGAAGGTCACACTCACGGTTCCAGCCGACGTGGCCCCCGAAGTCGCCAAGCAGATGCTCATCAATGCTATCCAGAGTAGCGTGAGTGATTCTGTAAAGACGATGTATCGTGACTACATTCGGGAGCGCGAGGACAATCTGGAAGATAACGAGTGGTATAAAGCACTCATCAATATTGGAGAGGAGAGCAAGTGAACCTCGCATTCGTTAAGGCTGCCCAGGACTTCGTCGTACGCAACTCGCACCATATACTCACCGGACTGGCGCTGCTAGGCCTCGGGGCATCGGTCGCTCTGAGCGTCCATGCAGACCGTCAGATGCAGGAGTGGGATATCGACGACTTCAAGCGCCTCACCAAGGAGCAGCGAATCAAGATCTACGCTAAGATCTACGCTCCTCCAGCCATCGCCATATTGGCTACCGGCGCTTGCGTCATCGGGGCTCACAGCATCTCGGTCAAGCGTGAGTCGTCCCTGCTCCTCGCCTACGAGGGTACTCGTCAGGTGTACGACCGTTATCGTGCCTCGGTCCAGGATCGCCTAGGTCCGGAGGAGAAGACGATCTCCCAGAATGCCGCGTCCAAGATGGATCCATATCCTCGTGAAGCCGCTGTGGTTTGTGGGGAAGGCGACGTCCTGTTCTACGACGCCTACAGCGGCCGGTATTTCAAGTCTACCGTCAACAAGATCGACCGTGTCGTCAATGAACTCAACTACACTCTCCTCCGAGAGATGTGCGTCAGCCTCAACGAGTTCTACGCCGGCATCGGCCTCGAGGGTATTTCCTTGGGGGACCAGCTCGGATGGAATGAGCAGAGGCAGATAGAGGTGCACTACGGCGCCCAGGTCTCGGATGACGGGAAGGCTGTCGTAGTCGTCGATTTCGTCGTCGAGCCCACGGAGAAGTGGTTCAAGCTTTCGTGAAAGGAGCACCGCCTATAACGAGACCCATCTAGAAAGGAATGACCATGAGTTTCAAAGAGACCACCGGATACAAAGTCGTATCCCTTGTCGCCTCGACATCCGCCAGCATCACCGCCGGTGCCGTTGTCGGCGCTCTCTGCCCTCCAGCCGGAGTGGTATTGACCGCCATCTACGGCCTCGGTAGTAGTGTCCTCGGCACATATGTCGGTGACAAGGCCGGACGACAGTACGCCGAGACCCTTGCTGATACCATCGACTCCATGAAGACCACCTCGACCAAGTAACCGCCCATGCCCTCCAACAGAGGGCATAGGCTTTCGCAAATTCTGCACGCACTATAATGAGACCCGTCAACTCGAAAGGAACTCTCATGTCCGAGAACACCGCTCCCACCGTTATCGACCACTCCGAGACCGTTGAAGACGAGACCCCCATCGTCGCTGTCAACTGGACCAAGCTCGGTGCCGTCGCCAAGAAGAGTGCGCGTTACGTGCTGCCCGCCGCAGCCGGTTTTGCCGCGCTCGTCCTGGTGAAGGCCCTTGCAAACTCCAGCGACAGTGATGACGAGACTCCCGCCGCCATCGAATCGGATGCCGAAGTCGTGGACGCTGAGCTCGTCGAAGAGACCGACGACTGATCCTACTCACCCCTAGAACCCAACTCGGGTTCTAGGTTTCTCATTTTCAGAAAGGAACGAACGATGGAGCTTCAGGCGGCCGTGGTGGTTACCCTCACCGAGAACGGCAAGACAGTCAAGCGCGTCATCCAGAAGAGCGACAAGTTCGACGAGAAGACCTCGTGGGACCATATTGTCAAGCAGACCAAGTCGCTCGCAGCTACCACTCTCAACTCGATGGACTGAAAGGCATATCCATGATCAAGATGAACGTCAGCGCCGAGACCTTTGACGGCGACATGGTCACCGAGACCCTCTGGTTCCACATGAACAAGGTGGACCTGATTGACCTGCAGCAGTCGCAGCCCGGCGGGTTCACTGACACGCTTCAGGCGTTCATGTCTCGCAAGCCCGAGGACTGGACCACGAAGGACAAGTTCAAGCTGTTCGACTACTTCCGAACCATCGTGGACAAGGCCTACGGTGAGCGGTCATCTGACGGCAAGCGATTCAGCAAGTCGCCGGAGATCCTCGCCCGCTTCAAGGACAGCATCTTCTACGACGAGTTCGTCCTGAGCCTGCTGGAGGACGAGAAGAAGAGCATTAAGTTCTTCAACGGCGTCATGCCCAAGGCGCTCCTCGACCAGGCCAAGAAGGAGCGGCCGGACGTATTCAACCAGATCGAGGCCTGAGAAACCCGAGCGGGGCCCTGGGGAGACCTGGGGCCCCGCATATCAGAAGGAGCGAACATGACCGATAACGTACCCGTGAGGGGCGATTTCCCCTCCAACTCACGGAAGACCAAGCCCGCCGTCGAAAGGGTCGTCAAGACTCCGGCGCGTATCGACAAGGGCAGTCTCGGTAAGCAGGCGCTTCAGGCGTTCTTTGCCGAAGACATCAAGGAGGTAGCCAACTACATTCTCTGGGATATTGCCCTGCCCAGTGTCAAGAACGCCGTGAGTGATATCTTCACATCCGGGATCGACCGTCTGCTCTTCGGAGGCGACGGCGGTCCTCAGCGGTCTCGCAGCAGCAAGACCTACACTTCGTATTCCAACCGGACTTACGGACGTCGTGAGACTCCAACCGAGCGGACGTACACTCAGAGGGACCGTCGGGAGCACAATCTTGACTCCATCATATTCGCAACCCGCAGTGAGGCCGAGGATGTCCTGAATCACCTGATCAGCATCTGCGACCAGTACGACGTAGCGACCGTGGGAGACCTGTACGGCATGGCCGGCATTTCCCAGTCGTACACCGATGAGAACTGGGGATGGCGGGATCTCCGAAGCGGACGCGCTGTCCGTTCCCGCAATGGATACATTCTCGATCTACCGAAACCGGAGGACGTCCGATGAACGACGAAGAGATGACAACGGTCTACAGTCTCACATCTATCTTTCTCACTGTTTTCATTCTGCTTCTCATCCTCGCCGGTCTAGGATCCCTGCCGGTCTGGGTCATATTCGCAGGCCTGTTGGTCATCAATGCCATTCTTATCGCGGCGATCGTGAACGACATAAGGAACAACAAATGAGCATCGAGCAAATGCGCGCTAAGCTACGCCAAGCATACGGAGGGTCGGCTGCTTGGGTCGCCAAGGTCGACCGCATGAGTGACGGTCAGGTAATCGCAGTCTACAAGAGCCTTAACGAGAGGAAGTACTTCGCATCATGAGCCTTACAGTTATTTCGCGCCTCGCCGGCAAGGGCGCTCTTATCGTCTCCAAGCACGCCCCCGCCATCTTGACGGGGCTGGGGATCGCCGGCTTCACCGCAACCGCAGTCCTCACAGCCAAGCAGACGCTGAGCGTCGGCGAGGTCACCTGGGAGGACCTAAACGAGCTGTCGACAGTCAAGGCGGCTGAGGACGAGGAGAAGTTCGACAAGCGCGAGATTCAGATCGCCAAGGCCCGTGCCTGGGGCAATCTGACGAAGCACCTCGTCAAGCACTACGCCCTGCCGCTGAGCTTGGGTACGGCCTCCGCCATTTCTCTGATCCTGGCGCACCGCATTTCTGCGCATCGGATTGCTGGTCTGTCCATGGCCTACGCCGGTCTCGAGGAGTCCTTCCGCAACTACAAGGACCGTATCGAGGAGGGCTTCGGTAAGGAGGAGACCGAGCGTATTCTCGCCGAGGCCGACGCCAACGCCCTTGACAAGGCGAAGATGGACTACTACAACGAGACAGGGCGAGAGTTCCAGCTCAAGCCTGAGGAGTTCATGCGTGAGCTCGGCGTCTCGCCGTATGCTGTCGTGTTTGACCAGAACGCGAAAGCCTGGGAAGGGAACGAGGACTACAGCCTCATGATCCTCCACGCTCAGGAGAACTACGCCAACGACATCCTGCGGACTCGTGGATATCTGCTCCTGAACGATGTGTACAAGGGTCTCGGCCTACCTCCGACTTCTGCGGGCTCCGTGGTTGGCTGGGTGTACGACAACGAGGACGGCGACGGCATCGTCGAGTTCGGCAACTTCGAGGTATTCAACTACCGCGACTACGACCCAGTCCTCGGACGTGAGGTCACCAAGTTCGTCCTCGACTTCAACGTCGACGGCGTTATCTACGACCAGATTGACAGGGTGGCAATTCGATGAAGGTAGCATTTCTGATCCTGATCGGTTTCGCCATCGGTCGAGCAACTAAACGAAAGGGACGCAAGTGAAACTACTACCGGCGCTCGTCGTCGGTCTCACGGCGACATTTCTTGCCGTGCAGGACTTGAAGGGCGAGAAGAAGGAGCCTGAGGAGAAGGCTGTAGAAACTCCAGTCGAGCTGGAAGAGGAAGTAAAGGAGCCGACAATGGACGAGTACGAGGAGATCGTCAACGACGAGTATCTCGACATCACCATGGAGGACGACCTCTCCGAGATTATGGGAGAGGATTTTGAGGAAGAGGACGACGAGGAGGTCGCGGAGGGGGACACCGTCCGGGCCATCTCCGAGCAGGAGTACGACGAGGGCGCATTCGGATTTGAACGCGTCGACTTGATGTACTTCATCGACGACGAGGTCCTGTGTGACTCGGACATGATCACTATCGACAATAAGGACGAGTGGCTCGGCGACGTCGACCTTGTGCTCGGGCCTGGTAGTATCACGGTCATGTGGATCCGCAACTTCAACCTTTCCTACGATATTCGCCTCGAGATCGTTGAGGACTCGTACTCAGGATCCCGCTGATGGAAGACGAGTACTTCGACTTCCTAGTCTCATTCTTGGGTGAGGACGAAAGTCAGCTGCCGAGCATATTCGACAGTTACTTCCTCCTGATGAAGCTCTACCGTACCGAGTTCCGCTACTCCGCCATGATGGACCGCAATCGGGACATGGATGGTCGTGAGTGGCGGAACCGCTACGGCGGTGAGCTTCCACCCGCATTTCTCAAGCGCCCGGCTAATGTTCTCGAGGTTCTTCTCGGGCTGGCCGATCGTATGGCGTTTGAGCTGGATGATGACGAGGGCCCCGCTCCCTATTTCTGGGAGATGATCAACAACCTCGGAATCAACTTCATGGACTGCGACGTCATGCTGGACGACAAACTCGATCGGAAGGTCGAGAAGGCTATCGACCGATGGATGAGTCGTCAGTACGATTCCCACGGACGTGGGGGCATATTCCCTCTCAAGTCCGTTCCCGAGTTCTACGAGTCGGGGGAGTTCCCGAACCAGAACCGCCTTGAGCTCTGGTATCAAATGCAACTCTACCTCGCGGAGAACTACGACATATAAGGAGTCAAATGGATTTCTACGAGATCAAGGAGCGAGCTCTGAAATCGGGCACCACCGAGGTACGGCCGGCCTGGCGTGTGCACCGATTCAAGGATCTCATGGTTCGTGGGAAGTCCTTCTACGCCGTGTATAACCCCGAGACGCATTTCTGGAGTACTGATGAGTACGACCTGACGTGTATCGTGGACGCCGACGTCGCCCGTCGATTCCAAGAGGCCTCGAAGAGAGTCGACGGGTCCGTCTGGCCACGGTATCTGGGGGACTACGACTCCAAGACATATGCCGATTACAAGGCGTGGATGTCTAAACTTCCCGATGTCCATCAGCCCCTTGATAGCAGGATACTGTTCGCTAATCAGACTCCTAGGAGGGAGGACTACGCAACCAGAACACTCTCATATTCTCTAAGTGACGATCCGTGCCCTGCCTACGAGGAGCTCATGAGCACCCTCTACGATCCGGACGAGAGGGAGAAACTCGAGTGGGCCATCGGATCCGTATTCACTGGGGACTCTACCTGGATCCAGAAGTTCTTCGTGCTCTACGGATCTGCTGGATCGGGCAAGTCGACCGTCTTGAATCTCATCTCGAGGCTACTGGATGGTCATATCGCGCAGTTCGATGCGGCAGCCCTTGGGCGCCCCAGCGACCAATTCGCCCTCGAGCCGTTCAAGTCAAACCCTCGAGTAGCTATTCAGCACGACGGCAACCTCGCCCGAATCAAGGACAACAGCCGCCTGAACAGTCTCGTGTCTCACGAACCTATGGTCATGAATGAGAAGGGGAAATCCCTATATACATTCAAGTCCGAGGCGATGCTGTTCCTGGGCACCAACCTGCCTGTCCTTATCACCGACTCGAAGAGCGGACTGACTAGGCGCCTCATCGACGTAGAACCTTCCGGTCGAAAGCTCGATATTCGTCGGTACAAAAAGATCATGTCTCAACTCGAGGACGAGCGAGGGTCCATCGTCAAACACTGCATGGAACTCTACAAGTCCAAGGGTCCGTCGTATTACGACGATTACAAGCCTATCGGCATGATGAGTAAGACCAATCCTATCTTCAACTTCCTCGATTTCTATCAGGACGAGTTGGATGATGAGAACGGTGTCGCGCTCAAGCGCATCTACGAGATGTACAAGGAGTACTCCCAGACATATTCGGACGGAGCTATGTATCCTATGTACAAGTTCAAGGACGAGATCCGGGATTACTTCGAAGAGTTCCACGATCGAATCATGGTCGATGGAACCAGCCGGCGCAAGGTGTATAAAGGGCTGTTGAAATCCAAATTTTCCCAGGGGGAGAAGACGGAGAGCCCGATTTCAGATTGGACTGAAATGAAAGAGCGGCCGTCATATCTAGACGAGCTCTACAAGGACCGTCCGGCGCAGTACGCCAACGAAAACGGACTCCCAGCGAAACGTTGGGACGACGTCACGACCACACTGAAGGACTTGGACACTAGAAAGGAGCATTATGTCCTCGTACCCGAGCAAGACGTCGTCATCGACATCGACCTCGACAAGGACAGAGACAAGTGTCTGGAAGAGGCTCGCAGGTGGGTTCCCTCCTATGCTGAACTCAGCCGATCGGGGGGTGGAATCCACATCCACTATCGATATTCGGGGGATCCTTCCTTACTTTCACGGTTGGTGCGCCCCGGAGTCGAGTGCAAGGTCTACTCAGGCAAATCCGCCCTCAGGCGACGCCTCACCGAGTGCACCGCCCACCGGGGCCTTACCACGGTTGAGGACGGATATCTTCCCGTCAAGGAGAAACCCTTGATTCGTCAAGAGGTCATGCAGAACGAGAAGTCCATCCGGAAACTCATAGAGCGGAACCTGAGGAAGGAATTCCACCCCGGGACGAAGCCCAGCATCGATTTCATCATGAAGGTGCTTTCGGACGCCAAGGAGTCTGGGATGGACTACGACGTGTCTGACATGAGGCAGAAGGTCCTCACGTTCGCCATGAAGTCCACCCATCAGGCCGACTACTGTATCAAGCTAGTGCAGGAGATGCCGTTCTCTTCCGAGAGCGACCATGAGGAGACCTATGAGGAGCCGGACGACGATACCCCGATTATTTACGACGTCGAGGTATTCCCGAACCTGTTCCTTGTGAACTGGAAGGTCCGGGGGTCAGATAAGATCCAGAGGATGATAAATCCGACTCCGAACGAGATCTCTGATCTTGTGGAGCGGAAGCTCGTAGGATTCAACAACCGCCGGTACGACAACCATATCCTCTACGGTCGTATCCTGGGTTACTCGAACATCCAGCTCTATCACCTCTCTCGCAAGATCATCAACAACCTCATCAAGGAGGGATTCCGAGAGGCCTACAACCTGTCCTATACCGATATCTATGACTTCGCCGCCAAGAAGCAATCCCTCAAGAAGTGGGAGATCGAGCTGGGCATCCACCACAAGGAGCTCGGTCTTCCCTGGGACGAACCGGTGCCGGAGGAGATGTGGGAGGAGGTCGCCGCATATTGCGACAACGACGTCATCGCCACAGAGAAGGTATGGGACCATCTGGAGGCGGACTGGGAGGCCCGTCAGATCCTCGCTGCGATCGCAGGTCTCCCCGTCAACTCCAGCACCAACAAGCTGACCACCCAGATCATATTCCAGGGTCAGCGGGACACTCAGAAGTACTTGCAATACACAGACCTGTCGGAGATGTTTCCCGGCTACAAGTACGAGTACGGCAAGTCGACATATCGTGGTGAGGAGGTCGGCGAGGGCGGCTACGTCTCCTCCGAGCCCGGATACTACGAGAACGTGGCCCTGCTGGATATTGCGTCGATGCACCCAACATCGATCGAGAACCTCCAGCTGTTCGGCCCCTACACCAAGAGGTACAGCGAGCTCAAGAAGGCTCGTATCTTGATCAAGCATAAGGAACTCGACGAGGCTCGGAAGATACTGAATGGGGCGCTGGCTCCATATCTGGACGACGACTCGAACCTCGACGCTCTGGCCTATGCACTGAAGATCGCACTGAATTCGACGTACGGACTCACCGCTGCCAAATTCGACAACCCGCTCCGAGACCCCCGGAACGTGGACAACATCGTCGCCAAGCGCGGCGCGTTGTTCATGATCGATCTGAAGCATTTCGTTCAGGAGAAAGGATACACCGTTGCCCACATCAAGACAGACTCGATCAAGATCCCGAACGCCGACGATCGCATCATTTCGGAGGTCTTCGAGTTGGGGAAGAAGTACGGCTACACATTCGAGCACGAAGCGACCTACGATCGTATGCTGCTCGTCAACGACGCCGTCTATATCGCACACGACAAAGATGGCTGGCACGCAACTGGCAAGCAGTTCCAAGAACCTGTTGTCTACAAGACTCTCTTCACCGGAGATCCTCTGGCTCTCGAAGATGTCGCCCAGACACGATCGGTTACTACACGAATGCTGCTTGAATTCGGTGAGAACGACCGCAAATTCGTCGGACGCGTCGGGCGCTTCATTCCTGTTATCCAAGGAACTCCCGGGGCAGGGCGACTTGTACGAGAGAATCATCGAGTGGACAGCGAGGGTACTGAGATTATTTCATACGGCGATGTCGGAGGTTGCAAGGGGTATCTCTGGCTTGATTACGAAGACGCCGGAGACAACTGGCGAGATAGAGTGGATAGTCGATACGGAAGGGAACTCGTGGACGCTGCCCGAGGGCAAATTCAGAAGTATACGGACGCCGATGCGTTCCTAGCCGCATGAATCGCGAGACGGGCAGGGCATATAATGAGACCCCCACCAGAAAGGTACTGCCATGTCCTGCCCCTCCCTCGCCCGCCAGTACGTCCTCACCAACCTTGCTGAGATGGGTGTTGGTTTCGCTATAGCTACGTTCGCCTACTACGCGACACGTGACTACTGCGACCAGCACCACCTCTCGGCAACGAAAGAGGACATGCTCGCCATGGCCAAGAACATCTGTGACACATTCAAGACCAACTGAACCAACCTCACACTTAGAACCCAACCCGGGTTCTAGGTTTCTCGAAAGGAACGAACCAATGCTCTCTTCTGTTTACGACGGCGGCCAGACCGCTAATGATATCCTTGTCGGCTACACCGGCTACCTTCGGGACGAGGTGGCGAATCTGAAGGACGACGAGATCAAGGAGCTCATCGATAAGCTCGAGTGCTGTGACCGAAGCAGCTATGGGCACTACCGTCGCCAGACAGTCCAGAACCTCCTTGATATCTGCCGTACCGAGCTGGACGACCGAGACCTCGTGCGCTGCCTTGTAGAGGCGGGTCTTATCGTCGGAATCAACTCAATTGAGGGGGTCTCTGATGAGTGACAAGGCCCCAGAGCTCTCAGAGCTTGCGACGGTCCGTCTTATTCATGGCAGCCAAGTAGCCATCGAGTCATTTCTGTCGTCGCTTCCGTCGATGATCGAGAAGACCACGGATAGTGAGCTCTGGTCGTTCATCTGCAAGGTCGACCTCCTTCAAGAAGAGCTCGGCGACCTACTGAATCCTTCGCAGGAGGATTGGGTCAAGAGGCTCTACGATATTCTCATAGAGGAGTGGGACGCCCGGTGGCTCCTCATGCGCCTCCACGACCACGGTATCATCCGCCTAGAGAGGAGGCCATGAAGTACGACCTTTACTCGCCTCCTTATTTCGTCGACCAAGTTCTATCTCAAGACTACTACCCCATAGAAAGGAACACGACATGGCCGTTAACACTTACACTATCAAGAACGCCCGGCTCCTCTTCCGCAACTTCGCTGGTGAGAAAGACCGATTCGGAAACACAGCACGCACCTTCTGCGTCATCCTCCCTGACGACGCCGTCGACGACTTCCGGACCGAAGGGTTCAACATCAAGACCCTGAAGCCTCGGGACGACACGGAGGAGCCCCTTCCCTATATCAAGGTGAAGGTCAACTTCGGAGGCCGTCCGCCCAAGATCGTCTCGATCATCGGACGTACTCGTACGCTCCTGAACGAGCAGACAGTCGGCGCCCTCGATTTCGCAGACCTAGAGCGGGCCGATATTGCCATCCGCCCCTACCACGGACGTACTCAAGCTGGGGTGGAGTTCTGCTCGGCATATCTTGACAAGGGTTTCTTCACTATCGTGGAGGACGAGCTTGAGGCTATGTACGCTGAGGACGCCGACACCGAGGAGGTTCCGTTCTGATGCCGCTCGAAGTCAAGCTCTTCAACCCTCGCCGTAGCGTCTGCGAGGCAGTCAAGATCACGAATGACAATCTCCGTCTGGTCCGCAACTGGGCCGCCAGCGACGAGGAGATCAAGGCTCACCTTCACACCGGAGCCGTCGGCAAATGGATCATCCGCCGTAGCGACAACAAG